ATACGTTGAACCAATAAGCCTTTTGAGCATAATCTGATCTATTAAGCAATGTAGTTGCTAGTCTATAGGCTTGAGCTTCTAATTTCTTCTGCTCAATTTTATAGATGACATACATGAATGGGTCTAGCTGCTCGCGGTCTTGGTATAAAATTGACGCATCAGACTCAAGGCCATATTGAGCTATACCTCTCGTTGGTATTGTGTTAGCTAGATAATACCCATAGAATAAGCCATCTCCATTTGGTATACATTGCTTATAGATATCAGGAATACCTGAAAGTAAGCCGTCACACGTAGCTGAGGTTGATACGAATTCTAAGGATGATGGAATTAGTCCCCTAGTTATTAGGCTCGAATCCTGAGAGCTAGTAAGTCCAGGAATACGGCTAGATCTGAAGATTGGTGGATTAAAACCTGACCTATCAAAATATCCCACTAAATTTAGAGCGTTCTTATAGTTTCTTCTTCTAGTTGATTTCCTTATCGTATTAATAATATTTGTTGTGTTAAAAGTAACACCATGATTAGGGTTAGGGACGGTCCCTGTTTGTGGGTCTGGGAGTTCTGGTGCGCTAGAAACTGCATATAGTGAGGCTAGTCTCTGTCTTCCCAAACCACTAAACTCTACCAATCCTTCTAAAATATTAATACCAACAGTTCTCAGGTTATTAGTTTGGGCTGGGTAGTCAGTTGGATCTCTTGAGATCTCTGTGAAGAGATTGCCTGTGGCTAGATAATCACTTGTATCTTCTAAGTATGTGCTAATTATTGCTATTGCGTGAGCAGGCGAAAACTCCTGAGCGGTTCTAGCTGCCATTAATATGGCATACTTAGAGTCCGAGGTAAATTGAATTTTATTAAAATCAAACTCTCCCGCTAAGAAATCTAGTCTGTAGTGTGAGGATTTACCGTTCCATAAGGAAAGATATTCGCTCTTATTCTTATCCGGTAAACTTACGACACGATCCCAATTAGGAGCTAATTCAAGAGATGATGTAAACAATAGCCAAGAGTTATCAATTGCTAAAGTATTTTGATTATCAATAGAGTTAGCTTTTACATAGGCTACTAAAGTTGCCGCAAATTCAGGATTGACGCCAAAACAAACTAGGAGATCTTCGAGAGCATCCAAGAACGGCTTTGTAATATCAGATGTGACGTAATAAGGAATTTCCTCAAATGGAGGGATAGGATGAACTTTACCTCTGTAATTAAATACGAAATTATCTGAGTCTTGTGGGAATGGCTGATTGGCTAGTCTAAAGTTGTTTGGAAATTTCCTGTAAAGATTTAGTAGGATCTTATCAACAGCCGCTCGAATATTATTATCGAAGTTTTTTGTATCGTAATTATCAATCCCTAAACTGTCTGCTACCTCTCTCGTGAATGTAAAAAAGTTCTCGAAATATCTAGACTCAGTCGCCAGAGCATACATGACCAAGAATGGAAGGTAAGATTCCCAGAGTTCTTGAATATAAGAGTCTAGGTCTATTCCTCCTGGGCCAAATAAATTGTCTAAAGCAAGCTGAATACTTTGCTTAGTTCCTGTTCGTTTGTATACAGAAACAGCGTTAGCTAACTGAAGTCTCCACTTATTTTTATCATAGCCTAGCAACTTCCAACCAATCAGGTTTGCGAGTTCAGGGAGATACTCATCTGGGCAGTCTTGGAGATCGTATAGAGTTTTAAGCTGATTAACTTCATCCTGTCTATCAGCAATGGAGAAGGAAAAAGCTTTTATAAGTCGCCAGAAAGCTCCGTTACTTACTAGGTTCTCTGGGGCTTCTGCTGTGGTTGAGTAAAGCTCGAAGCTATCGGCAACGTAGGAATCCAGCTTGTTTAGATATGTTTCTGAGTAAAGGATCTCATTTATTGTTTTTAGTTTATCAAGCTGTTGAGTTCCGCTTACATATTCACCATCGCCACGCTTAAAATCTGTTGGTATATAAGGAAATCTATTCTTCCAAACATACTCTGTTATTGCATTTACTCCTTCAACAATCCCTAGATGCTTGTCTTCATATAGATAGTCACACAAGTAATCAATGACGATGGAGTAAGGTTGAATCCCTGCTATCTCGCTCGTTATCGCTAAAAGATAAAACCAACCTAGAGAGTTGATATAAGAATCTACGCTGTCTTGATCTGAACGGCTATTAATCAGTGTAGGGATTAAATCGGTTTCTAAGTATGTTCTAAATGCTGCTACTGAAGTAAAATCTCGGAAAGACTTGTTTAGTGGGTATAATACTTCTCTCTCAAACTTAAATTTGTCAATATCAGTTATACGATTTTTCTTGTTGAAAAAAGATTCTATTCCCTCAAACGTAGCTAAATTAGAAAATGTAGTCCCAGTAGGTAAGCTTAATATAGAAGGTAGATTTTCTGCTAGTTCTAAGTGAGATTTGATGACCGTATCCAAGACATCGACTTTTTCTCCAAAGGCATTCTTATCCTCCAAGATGTAATATCTTGGGATAAGCGACTCCATTACATCAGAGAAGTTTCTCTTGAAATGGCGTTGTTTCTTAGAAGAAAATCTACTATCTACCATCAGACCCTCACAATATTGATAGTGAAGTTATTTAATTGAATAAATTCATTAAAATCAACCTTTATAGCTCCTTCGTAGTTATCAATAGTAGCAAAAATAACGGAAGGAAGTGAAAAGATTTCTCGTGCTAAATCTTGTGGAACAAATTCTTGACCAAAATCTCTGTTATCAACATTGAAGTAAGAGGTTATGATGGAAGCTACATTTTGCTTAATAACTTCCTCGTTTTCTTTAAGTTCTTTAGAGATTCTAAGAGTAGTAACAATATCAAGGGTTCTAATGAGACCATCAACGACTACAACATCATCAGTAAGCATCTTCTTGGGCTCAATAGCATCAATTAGTTGCTTTTTAAATGATGGACTAGCTTTCTTTAATTGAAGATCATTAGCCTTCTCTAGTATGTAGATATCTATGATATTTGCTGAGGAAAACGCTCTTCGTGTTGCTGCGATAGCTTTTCCCGCTGAGCCATAATTAGATATAAAAGAGTTAGAGAAAGATTGATAATCAAGCATTGTTACTAGTCTATCTTGTCGTCTAAATGCGAGGGGAGCATACCTCTTAGCATGGGCTATCGTCTCAGCATTGCCTCCCCCTGTGGCCTGAGAGACGCTTTCAAGAGTGCCTGCTCTAGGCACACTGCCTACCTCTCCTTGCATTGGCACGTTAATAAAGCTCTTAGGTAGGTTTCCTCTAGTCCCTCCACCAGCCCTGTAGGTAATAACAAATGCGTCTCCGGGACTTGGGGATCTAGATAAAATGTTGTCTCCGAATACTAAAGTGGCTTTGTAGTCATCGTCTGAAATAACTTGGAAGACTTTACTATCTCCACCACTTACATAATAAAGATTTTCAACTTCTGTGTATCTCTCATTGGCTACAAGAACTTCAATAGAACCCTCTACTACAGGAGATATATCTAAAGATATAAACTTAACTCCATTGCCAGCACCGAAGTTACCTTCTTTTCTAATTAAAGCTCCCTCAATTAAAACTAACTTGTTGAAAGTTAATCCATTTATACTATCATCATACGTTAGCGTGATAGATCCATCTGAATTAGAAAAATCTACCATACCGTTTTGGGTTTTATATAAGGTATAAGATAGCTGCTCCCCGTCTTCGGGGGAACTGATAGTTACCACTCTATTATCGGCTGGTATATCAAAAGTCTCGGATTTAGCAATTCTTGCGTCTAAAGTTATCACTGCGCTTGCCACCGCGCTCGTAGGTCCTTTTAGTCTAACGCCAATTAGTTCTAAAAGCTTCTTGACACTGTTTCTATTTCTAGCTGTTCTTAGGAAGTTTTCATTTGCTAAGAAATCAGCTTTCATAGAGGTGACTGTTCCCACGTATGCCATGAGGTCAATTAACATGACCCCAAGATCAGACTCTACAAAGTTATTATAATCTAGTGGATAAACTGCTTGAATATACTTAACTAAATTTAGTCTGATGCTGTCAAAGTCAGCACCTGCGTAATCAATGAGCGTAGACTTATTTATCTGAAAGTCTTTTACGACTTTCATAAAATCAGATTCGACTGTGCCTTTAAATATCATACGTTAACGCTCACTTCAAATGTTGTGTTCTCATCATCCCTAATTTGACAGAAAACTCGAATAACTAAAGTAGGAATTCCGAATCTGCTAGCTTGGTCTGATCGACTAACCTGAACTTTGTTCAATTTTAGGTATGGGATATAAGTTGTTATAGAGTCTACTACTCTATCTTTAGCTTCTATAACTAACTCCTCATCATAAGGTTCAAATAATAAAGACTCTAAATCACATCCGAATCCAGGTAGCATAACTCGCTCTCCTGGCTTAGTGTTTAATAGTTGCTTTAAGTTTGATTTGGCTAATTCAACCTCAACAGCGTTAGTAACATAACCTAACTCAGAGGGTATAAATGGAAATTTAATACCTCTCCTAGTAGAGTAATAAGTTTCTTTAATTGTAGAAGAAATCTTAGAGGAAGGTAAAACTCCTCGAATCGTAGTCTGTTCACTGAGGTTGTTCATATTAGTATTTATTAGTTTTGTTGAATTTCTTTAAATTTGTTAAAGAATCTAGAAGCAAGTTCCTTATACCCATTAATTGTATAGTGAATATTGGGAGGAGGAATAGTTCCTACAGCATCACCTTCTAAATCTACAAGATGAACATTTAAATCAGGATTCTTAGCTACAAGAGCTTGCTGCTCCCTCACTATTCCTATGAAATATGCTCCAGCATCTGTGCTTTGATAATCAAAGACCTCAGGGACAGGTTGTTTCTGCATCTTTGAAGGTAAATGTCCGACTAAGAATGGGAAATCAGGCATATCGGGATTTCCTAAAGCCGCCTTCACTGAAGATTGAATTGTTGGATAAAAAATACTAGAGAAGTAATATCCCCACTCTCTTGCTCTTTGTTCTGGTTTTTCAAACCAATAATTTTGAGAGTTTATTGGATCATCTAGATCCTTTACATACGATCCTTCCGCTTCTCCCTGGAGGAGTAGTAAAGTAACATTTATATCAGCGCCTTCAGTATTGATTTGTTGCAATTGTTCGATAGCTGCTGACATGTCGTTGAGAAAGGTAAACATTAAACCAGATCCTTGGACCTCCGCCGCGAAGTTAGTTGCGGGGTCTAGGTCAGTCCAAGATAGAGTTGCGAAATCTCCAGGAAGGCCACTAACCATAGATGCTGCATTGATTGCA